TACAGGCTTGAAACAAGGCAAGCAACTAGGTGATATTATTAGAAAAACCACTGAGTGGATCATGGACAATGACGTAAAAGACCAAGATGTAATTGATGATTATATAAGGAGCCAAGTATGAGTGAAACAATAGATAGATATATTGATATGAGAGTGGATGAAGGTAAGAAGTATAGCAGAGCAGAAAAATATTTTCAGGCTCAAATTAAACATATCAGAGGCGCTCTTGATATTATTGATGGATTTTTAAAAGAGGATGAAGATCAATTTGAAAGTTTTAATATTGGAAGATTGGAAACTATTGTTAAAGATTTAAATAAACAAACTAAACTAATGTTGGAAAGAATTAAAGTAGAAAAATGAGATTACGAGAGTTCATAGAAAAGTCAAAGGACGAATTACGCGGTGAGTTAATTAGAGCCATTGACTTAATTCAGGATGGGGTTGATATTCAAGAAGTAGTTGCTCTTATAGCCGGCGCTTCACAAGAATTAGACCATGATGATCTTTTATTTATTCAAAAGCACTTTGATGATAAAGTTGGATACATGAAGTCTCAACCGCATATGAGGAGAGTGAACCCATGAGATTCAAAGAACATATAGAAGAAGGTAAAGAGAAAAAATTTATAAAAGCTATTAAAGGTGCTGTATCTATGGCTCAAGCCAGAAGATATAGAGAAATTGCACATCAAATGGACATGAGTGATACAGAACGAAAGAAAGTAAAAAAAGCTTTAGATGATAAATTAAAGGAAATGGCACCCAAAAGAAAATGAGCAGATTAAACGACTTCATATTCGAAGGCTTAAGACCATCCGAACAATTCAAAAAGATAAAATGGATGAATGAGAATGATGGTAAAGATTTCGATTTAAATATTCTAGTACTTACAACAGAAGCTGAAACCGATGGAGAGGGACTTTTTCAAACAGCAAAAAGAGTTGCAAAAGAATGCAAGAGAATGGGTATACCAAGTTATATTCTTTTTTCTGACAAAGCAAGATTAGAATTAGATGACGAAGGTAATTATACTGCTTATAATGTAGACGATGACCATGGTTTTCCTATCCGATCAGATAAAACTGTAGCTATAAACAGAGGTTCTGTTATGGCAAAATTTAACTCACGTAATATTATTTCCCAATTAGAAAGGGGAAATGTATTCTGTATAAACAACAGAGAAACAATCGAAACCTGTTCTGATAAGTATAGAACAATATTGAAACTTGCCGATGCAGGTATTCCATCTCCTAAAACAGTACTTATCCAAGGTGAAGAGGGTATAGATGATGCCGTTGAAACACTTGGTGGTGATTTTCCCTTTATAGTCAAAACACTACAAGGATCAAAAGGCGTGGGAGTTATATTTGTAGAATCAATGCCCGCATTAAGATCAATGCTTCAGCTTATTTGGAAAGTTGATGAAGAAACTGAAATGATTATACAAGAATATATTCCAGTAGAATATGATGTAAGAGTTCATGTTCTGGGTGATAAAGTCATTGCCGCTATGAAAAGATATGTTGTAAAGGATGACTTTAGAAGTAATTACTCACAAGGTGGTAAGATAGAAGAATACGAACCATCAGATGAAGAAAAAGAAATATGCATTAAAGCCTCAAAAGCAGTAGGTGCTTCATGGGGTGGTGTTGATTATCTACTTAAAGACGATGATCCGTTAGTCATAGAAGTAAACAGTTCACCGGGTACAGAGGGCATAGAAAAAGCAACTAAAACAAATATAGTTGGTGAGGTACTTGAATGGGCTGGTGATAAAAACAATTGGGACAAGGTAGCTAAAGAAATTGGATATAAAGAAATGGTTAAAGTCAATGGAATAGACCTTGTTGCTAAATTTGATACAGGAAATGGATTTCTCTGTGTCATGCACGCAGACAAATATACGTTTGATAAAGAAAAGAAAATGGTAAAGTGGACTTCTCATGGAAAAGAATTTGAGAATAGATATAAAGATATTGAAGAAGTAGAAGTTGGTGGAGCCAAAAAGTACTTTGAAAAAAGACCAGAGATAGTATTAGATATGTTTTTCGATGGTATATTATATAAAGATGTTGGTTTCACATTAGATGATAGAAGCAAAAGAACACCAATCCTAATTAATAGAGGATTTATGAAAAGAGCAAATGTTTCGGTTAATCCAGCCAAACAATTTGTAATAACTGTAAAGGGGGAGTAGTATGGAATCTGTAATAAGAATAGATGAAGTAGTTGAAAATAAAGAAAGGAAATTTGGAAGTAATAAATATTATTATCCATGCCGAGTAATTAATGAGGATGGTGAAACAATCAATGCATTGTTCACACAAGAACAAATTAATAATGCCATTTTCAGAGCTGAGAAAAATCCAGAAGATATGGAAGATGTAAGTTTCTGGGAGTGGTTAGATATACAAATTTAGGAGTCAAGATGAAATTAAATAAGTACTTAACTGAGGAAAGACTACACAGTAAAGATAAAAGAGCTATAATGGGATTTATGAAAAGTCCACCTAAATCCAAAACCGCCCATAAGATGCAGAGTGGTGAAGTGTTTAAGGTGGAACCCACCAAAAATGGAGTCAAATTTATTCACGACAAGGATGATTTTGAGCTTGTAACCACTCTTGTGGACTTAGCAGACTCTCTTGGTGGGTATGATTTCACAACAAAACCAGGCGTATTCACGGTAGTATTAAAATGAATTTTACTGAGTACATAGAAGAAACATCCAAATATCAATTAAAGCTTTATGGTGTTATTCAAACCTTAAACAAAAACTGCAAGCCTATAATAAACGATTTAAAAAAATCTGGGAAACAATTATTATGGAGAGGAACAAGAAAAAGCAGAACAAAGTCAATAATACGGGTAACTCCAAGACAAGATAGATATCCAAAGGATACGCCTGAATTTATACATAACTCTCTTGATGATGAATTTGAAAAGAAATTTGGATGGAGACCAAGAAGTTCTGGTGTATTCGTAACTGCACGTAAAAGTGATGCTAAAAGTTATGGTGATGCTTATATTTTTTTCCCAGTTGGTAAATATAGATACATATATAATCCGAATATTGTTGATTTGTTTGGTGAGGTTGATAATGATTTTGCTGGATATGATGATATTAATGACTACATATCCGCTCAACTTGAAGAATGGGAATATGAATGGGATTATGAATATGGAGAAGGTAATCAAGGAACTTGGTATTATGAAGGAGGGGATACAGGAGAATCACAAATAGACGATGCAATAAATGCAGCAGCTGAAGCAGAGGGATATGATGAATCAGATATAAATTCGTCTGATTTAGAGTGGGTACCAGATGTTGAATTAGATGATTTTATAGCAGAAAAGAAAAACGACGCGATAAATTATTTTGATACTTACTTTATTGATATTGTTAAACAATATAGAAGTGATAATCTTGGATTAGCCATAAAGAAAAAAGTAGAAATTATGTTTGATTGTGACTCATTCTACGTAGTTAATGATGCATTTGCAGATGATATTCAAAAATATGTTCTTGAAGGGGAAAGCATGGATTTTGATCCCAAACAGAAACAATTGGGATTCGAAAAGAGTTCAAAGGTTAGAAGTAAAAAAATGTTAAAACATCCAGAGTTCGAAAAAAGTTGGTTTGAATTACAAGACCCAATGAAGACAGTGATGGGAAGAAAAGGGGGCAAAAATTATATGAAGTTATTATCTAAATCTCATAAAGGAACACAAAAACCATTGATGACAAAAAAGAGACGTTAATCAATCTCAATCTTATCAACATCAATAGTATCACCCTCTTCAAATAAGTACTCAGAGATATGAAACTTTTCGGAGTCATAATATCTATACCTTACATCACCATGCTTTTCAAAGAAAGTTGTGTGGTCATGTAAGTCAAAGATGTATGCTCCGTTTTCTTTGTCAGCATGAGTCCTCAATGCCCTACCTATTGACTGCAGTACTCTAATCTTAGATTTAAATGGTGAAGCCAGAATAATATACTTCAAGTTTGGAATATTAATACCCTGTTGAAAAATACCATATGTAGCTATAAGTGCTACATCCTTACGATCTTTCATTCTGATACGCCACTCTTCTCTAACATCAACAGAATCCCTACCTGACAAGAACACTAGTTCTTTATTAGTACTTAAATTATCTATTAGATAATCACCTTCTTTCTCCACCTTACCAACCAACAGTAGTGTATTGTGGTCAAGACGATTAACCAAATCATTAATGAGGGATATCCTGAAATTGTTTGTGAATACTTCGTCCTTAACTTCATCATAAGTTCCTTCATATGCTTCTCCTCTATATTCTAAATTCAATACGTTAACATTACACTTACTAATGAAACCTTTATCAGCCAACAGTCCAGATGGATACTCTTTCAAAATCGGCCCAAGGTATGACTTAGTATTCCAGTTATCAAGCTTCCCAGAGTGCATTGTTCCTGTGAACCCCAGTCTATATCTAGCTCTAACTGACTTCACTAAAATCTTTTTTAACTCAAATGCTTTTGATTGATGAACTTCATCAACGACTACACAATCATAATTCATTAATTGATTATGATTATTTCTTAACGTCTGCCAGGTTGATATAGTTATTGGTTGATCCCATTGCTTTGACTTACCATGAACTCTACCAATATAATCCTCTGGTATTCCATATTCCATCATATCACCATAGAATTGTTCGACCAAACTTATTGTTGGTACAATGATTATAGATTTATCTACACCTGACTTATCTCTTTCAAGAAGAGTTTTAACTAGATAGGAAATAACTAATGACTTACCTGAAGCAGTTGCCGATCTGATTATTCCTTTTGTATAATCAAGGCAAGCGCGTATACTTTCTTTTTGGTAATTACGTGGGTATAGGGATAGGTTATATCTTGGTATGAATTTCGGCCCCTTGAATATCGCTTTGACTTCAGGATCAACCGTTAACTCATGTCTTGGAAAGTACTTTTTGTGTTCTCTAATTAGGTCAAATAATAATCCATAAGGCATAGTATTATTGAACTTATGGATCATACAAGTTTTACCGTTCCAACCACCACTTCTATACTGTGGCATATATTGAAAACCTTCAACGTGCTCGGTAAAAATATCTTTTATATCATCAAGGTAATTTATATCTTCTGTATTTATTTTTATCAACATAGGGTTATGTTGACTTATATTTACCAATTCCATTACATATTAATTATGGGGGAGTACTTACTCCCCCTATCTCCATACAAATTATGACCAATCTGTTTCTCTATAAAATTTTCTGTCGTCGTCGTCCCTAGCAGGCAATCTATCAAGACCCGGTCTTGTTCCTGTTTTGGTTTCGTCTGCATTATCATCTGACTCAAGTATATCAAATACTCTTCTCTTTGTCAATGAACCCGCACCGGCTAATGATCCATCACTAGCAACTTTTTGATGATATGTTATCTTATGTCTTAGTGCTGTATTATTTTGTTGTGCCGATTCACCAGTCTGCACAGTTCCATAGCTCCCACCGGTAACTGGTACATCTGATAGAAAATAAGTTCCGACTGGTGCCGAATCAATCTGACTTTGTAGTGTATATACAGGTAATGCATTAAATACTGCTTCTTTCATGTCTTAGTCCTCCTAATTTTTTTCTACTATTACTATTTATATTAGAAAGTCTTTATCATCCAACCACGGTTCTTCGGGTTCATCATACCACATTTGAAACTCTCCATTATCACCCCACTCTATACGCCATCCATCCTTAATTTTACGTTCTCTTTCTACTAATTTTGTTTTTACTATTTTCAATTCTACCTTTGGAATCTCCATCGGTTGAACCGATACAAGCTGTTCCGCAATTAACTTTGGATAAACTTGTCTAAGTAAAGGTACTTGCAGAACAGCAAATTTATCAAAGCTTATTTCATCCCATCTATACTTTTTTAACTCTTCTGTGTTAATAATGCTCATATACCACTCCTCATAACATCTATAAATGACTTCATTCTCCAACCAACCTGCTCAAAACCTTTATAGCACGTTTCAAAAAATCTAACTCTGGCTTTCTGTTTCGCCATAATATTTTTTAATTGAATAACCTTTTTATCAGACGGTATGCAGTACTTCTCTATTTCTGGTTTAGTCCACGCCCGATCATCCTCAAATCTATAAAACTTGTACCGAATACCTATTAGCTTATCTAATTTTAACTCTAAGTCCTCCATCACCGCAAGTTCTTTATAAAATAATTCTTTGTACTTGACTATATAAAATGGATTCTCTTCCAGTTTCTGTGTAATATCTAAGTCTGAAAACCTTACCATTTCATGTATCGGATGATCTTTGAGTAAATCCTCAACAATTTTTTCTTCATCTGTCATTTCAAATTCCTCTTGAAGTAATTATATCGTACCAAATATAACATGTAAATCCAAAAAATTTACTTTTCGCAGTATTTAGTGTATAATATATGAAAAGGAGTTGGAATGAAAATGAGATTAGATTCGGATGCGATAATTTGTAAAGGTAATAACTGGTATGATGGAGAAATAAGTGGATTTGCCTTCAGAATAAAAGAGAAAATAAAGCGTTCTATTGACGTGACACATACGAAAGGACATTTGTCTGTAAAAGAGTGGTTCAAAAAATATGATATTGAAAACTCTGACGATAAGACGGCAAGACTTTATATGAAAGGTCTAAAAATATTCGCACAAACAGATACAAGATTTAAGGTAAGCTCACAAGTCGGAACCGGAGTAGAAAAACTTTTTATTTATGATGGTAAAGAGGACTATGATCCGACAAAATTGTTTGTAAACTTCTTATGTGCTCAGTGTATCTGGACATGTAATCAAGGAAAAAATGTTCAGATATATAGTTGTAAGGCTTTTGAATCTAAAAAGCCAAAGTGAAAATCGGGGGATTATAATTGGAGAGATTAGATAGTGATTTTCTGGAAAAGTTAATCATTAAGGGTTTAATGACTGACAAGAATTTTCTTGTCTTGGTGACAGCAACTTTCGAACCAAACTATTTCGATGATACATCGGTCAGTCATATTTTTAAATTTTGTAGGGATTATGTAGCTGAGTATAGTGAAATCCCACAAAGAGATGCAGTGATTAACTCTTTACCAGATGATTTTGAACAAACTGATATACAAGAAATATTCGATGAAATTGATACAATTGATTATGATATAGCTAGAAACTATAATCATTTAATAGATCAAACTAATAACTACTTGAAAGAACAAGCAGTCAAAAATGCTATTATAGAATCAGTTGATATTGTTGAAAACGTAGAAAGACGTCCGGAAATTAGACAGAAAATAGAAGATGCTCTAACCAAAGATATTAAGATTGACTTAGGTCTTGATTACTTTGGTGATTTAGGTGATAGGTTAAGAAGAATTTTCACCGCATCCGACATAAGGATACCAACCTATTATCCACAGTTCGATGAGTACTTAAATGGTGGTTTTCCACCGTTTACTCTGTCAGTATTAACAGCCAGGATTCATGGGTTCAAATCGAATACCATGGCAAACTTTGCAGCACGACAAGTACTTCATGGTCATAATGTAGTCGTTATGACTTTAGAAATGTCACAAGATGCATTCGCGCAAAGGTTTGACTCAATATACACCGGGCTTGATATAAACCGAATGTATGTTTCAAATACATTTAGGAATAGGTTAGCAAGAAGTTTAGCAGAAGTAAAAGAACAAGAAGGTAGAGGATCATTATTCATAAAGCAGTTCCCAACTGGTGATGCTTCCGTATTAGAGTTCACGGTTTATCTTCGTGAGTTATTGATAAGGGGAATAAAACCTTCAATAATTTACATTGACTACATCAACCTTATGAAAACGGCCTATCAGGTTGAAAGGAACATGTACTCAGCAGTAAAGAGAATAGCTGAGGAACTAAGGGCTTTATCGTTTGCATTTGAAACACCAGTTGTTTCAGTTAGTCAGTTAAACAGAGAAGGTTCATTTGTTGGTTTTGAAGAACTTGACTTTACTTATATCGCTGAAAGTTTGGGTCTTCCAGCCACAGCAGATTTCATGGCGATCATGGGAACGGATGACGACGCAATGACTTATCAAAATGAATTACTTTATAAGCTAGTTAAGAATAGATTAGGTGGTAGAGTGGGTGAGGTAGACAGACTCTACTATGACTCAAGAAGTCTTAGGATGTATGACTCAACAGAACTGGATATGTGGTCACAAGATGCTCAAACATCTGGTGATGCCAGAGAATTAGTACCACCACCAAACCATAGAGAAGAAGCAAATAATACAAGAGGGAGGCGAAGATAATGTTAAAAGCATATTTAATTATATCATTTATCTATGCAGCACTGAAAACAGTTGGCACTGATGAGCAAACTTTACAGGGAACTATCGGATTTTTCTTGTCAAGATTTTTAGGTTCTTTTTATTACATTATAAAGGATATAGTGTTAATGTTTATACCAAAAACAGAACCGAAAGGTAGGCGATAATGGATCAAAGTGAAATAATGGAAAAAATTGAAAATGTTGGATCAATCATATACGAGATAGGATTTGAAGCAGAAATGGTTGAAACAGATGAAGCACTTCAAGAAATCTATGACAGAATAGAACACATAGAGGAAAAATGTAAGGAAGTATTTGAACTTGCTGTGGCTATAACTGATGCAGAACATGCTGATGATCCACCACAAGAAGATTATCTTCCTACAAAGGGTGAGGATAAATGATTTGTACAAAACACGATTGGAAAAGTACTAATTTTAATAAGTCATTTCATAACTATGAGTACTGTAGTATTTGTAAAATAGAAAGAGGTGATGAATCTAACACCTTAAAATTCAAGAAGATGTATATGGATGTAATAATCCCACAATACCAGACTAAAGGTTCTGTGGGATTTGATATTCATGCTTACAATGAATTTTCTTTACCACCACAAGATTGGGGTGTGGTATCAACTGGACTAAAAGTTCAAATACCATGTGATTCAGAAATGACAATCAGACAAAGAAGTGGTTTATCAAAATCATTTCCAAATTATATAGCTATAGGAATTGGCACTATTGACACAGATTATCGAGGTCAGATAATGATTCCTGTAGTTAATAATTCTACAATTGATTTTGTTATATCTAAAGGTATGAGAATAGCACAAGGGATAGTAAGTCCTATAATCAAATGTATTGTTGAAGAAGTTGATGAGTTAAGCGATACTGAACGGGGTGAAGGAGGCTTTGGTTCAACAGGTGGAACTACTCAACAATAAACAAATGAGAATGTTAGATTTATTGGATGGATTAGTGGGAAAATGCACGGAATGTGACTTATATAAAGGTGGCCGTGTAAAACCATACTGGACACCTATGTCTTTATATCTTGGTTTAGGCGAGGCACCAGGCAAAAATGAAGTAGAAGAAAACGAACCATTTGTTGGTAAGGCTGGTAAGATACTTGGTAAAGCAATGGCAAAACAAGGATATAGAAAAGAAGAATTTTCCTTAATAAATTCAGTTAATTGCAGACCAACAAGTGGAGAATCAAATGGAAAACCAACTTTTAATCAAGTTGCCACATGTAGAAAATGGATAAGAAAATATATTAAAGTACTTAATCCGGCAAAAATAATTGCATTTGGAAATTATGCAAGAGGTTCTGTAAGTGGTAATTTTCATGGAATAGTAAAGTACAATGGACATGTGGAAACCCATTATGATGATAGATATGTAACATACAGCGTTCATCCAGCGTATTGTATTTACCAACAAGAATCAGGTATGAAATTACTCGAAAGTAGTATAAAAACATTCAGAGATGTAAGAGATCGTTAACGGGGGGAAAGGAAAAATTTTTAAAAATAGTTATTATGACACAAGAAATTCTACTATTCATTTATGGGAACAATTGGATGGAGAAGATTTATACACAAAAATAAATTGGGTTCCTTATGTATATGTACCGGCGAGAGGGCGACCTCACGAAGCAAACACAATAGATGGCGACCCGGTAATTAAAAAAGAATTTAGAAATTATTTTGACTACTATCATTTTCAAAAAGAAAGTTCGGATGTATATGAAAATAAAGTAAGACCAGATGTACAGTTCTTAGCTGAAAGGTATTATGATATTCCAGATGATGAAATGCCAGTACCAAACTTGACTGTATATTATATTGATATTGAAGTAATACCGGAACTTGGGTTCCCTGATACATTGAATCCTAAAGACCCAGTAGTACTTGCGTCGTTGAGAAATAATAAGAACCATAAAACAATTACATTCGGCACTAAGCACTATACCGGTAATAAGAAAGATTTAATATTTGTTTACTGTGAAACAGAACAAGAGTTGCTCCGTAAGCTATTCACTTATATGAATAAGTATCCATGTGATGTTCTAAGTGGTTGGAATATATGGGCTTTTGATTTGCCATATCTCATCAACAGGTCAAAGAAGTTATTTGGTGCTGAAGGTTCACCACATAATTTAATGTCACCGATTGGTGTAGTCAAAACATGGAAACAAAAACATAGTGAAGAGATAAACATAGATATAGCAGGTACTTGTATCCTTGATTACTATAATGTATACAGATGGTACACACCAAAAAATCTTGAAAACTACACTCTTCAATACGTATCTGAAACAGAACTTGGTGTAGGTAAACTTCAAAACAAATTTCCAAGTTTCATTGATTGGTATGTAAACGATTGGGATTCATTTACTGAATACAATGCAATTGACTGCATTAGAGTAAATGATTTAGAAGATAAGTTAGGATATATAAAACTTATTCAAGCTCTATCACTCTTGTCAAAAGCCCCGGCGAAATATTATAATGCTATGACTCAGCTAATTGAGGGTGCGTTGTTAACTCACTATAGGAGAAATAATCTGTGTGCCCCTCATTTCGCTG